GGTGGCGCAGCGTGCGAAAAGACGCTAGTTAATGCAATGAAAACAGGCGGTTGTCAGAAATGAAAAAACCCCTTAAAAATAAGGCTGAAAAGCCTGTGAAGAAATCTACTAAAAAAGTAACTACTTCTAGTAAGAAAAAACCATTAGCTAAAAAGAAAAAAGCTAAGAAAAAAGCTAAAAAGAAAACTACGAAGAAAGCAATGATACCAGATGGCTGGTTGTCTATGTCTGAGTTTTGCGACATCATAAAAGCTTCTCCTTCCGGAGTCCGATACGCTTGTACAAGAGGCCGGATAACTTCCTGTAAAAAGTATGGCATTAAAGGGAGGTATTTCGATCCGATAGCTGCCCCAAAAGAGTGGGAAGAGAACGTAGATCATATTCAAAGAGCAAAAAACAACAAAGTTAGGAGTGATCCGAGTGATCCAGAGACTCTTAAAAAATATTTAGAGCAAAAGAAAGAAGAGATTGCGCATTTTTCTAAGATGGATTTCGATAAAATTACATCTACAGAAGCAGAGCGAAGAGAAAAAGTTTATAAAGCTAAACTTGCAGAGATAAAATTCTTAGAGCAATCGGGAAAACTAATTGAACTAGAGCTAATAAAATCTGAATGGTTTGAGCTGGTAAGAAAGGTACGCGATTCATTAGAAACTATACCCGCTAGGTTGGCTCCCGAGTTAGCTTCCGAAACTAACTCCCATAAAATAGAAAGGCGAATAGTTAAAGAGATAAACGATAGCTTACAAAAATTGGTGGACGAAAATGCTAGCAGATAAAAAACTATTGCACGAATCTTTCTTTAACGGGTTGGCTCCTGATCCAATACTTACAGTTAGCGAGTGGTCTGATAAATATAGAATGCTATCTAGGGTATCGAGTGCAGAGCCTGGTAAGTGGCGTACTAAAAGAACTCCATATTTAAAAGATATAATGGATGATTTATCCACGAGTTCTCCTATCCAGGAAGTTATTTTTCAAAAAGGCGCGCAGATCGGAGCGACTGAGCTTGGCAATAATTGGATTGGCTACATCATGGATCATGCGCCTGGGCCTATACTTTCTGTAATGCCAAGGGAGGAAGATGCGAAGAAAAATTCTAAGATAAGAATTACTCCAATGATAGAAGCTAGTGAGCGTTTATCTTTGTTAGTCAGCAATCCTAAAACAAAAGCAAAAGACTCTGGCAATACTATTTTACAAAAAGACTTCCCCGGTGGCGTTCTATATATGACAGGAGCTAATAGCTCTGCCGGTTTAAGATCTATGCCAGTAAGATATTTATTCCTAGACGAGTGCGATGAATACCCTGGCGACTTGGAAGGTCAGGGGGATGCAGTTATTTTAGCTAAAAAAAGAACTGCTACTTTCTCTTCTAAGAAAAAAATATTTATGCCATCCACTCCTACTGTAGAAGGCAGATCTCGAATAGCTTCTGCTTTTTTAGCGACTAATCAAAAATATTTTTTCGTTCCATGCCCTACGTGTGGCGCTATGCAGACTTTAGAATGGGGAAACTTAAAATGGGACTGGGGGCATTTATCAACAGTACATTACGAATGCAACGAGAACGGTTGTGAGATAAAGAACTGGCAAAAAACAAAGATGCTAGAGGGTGGCGAGTGGCGAGCGACTAAAGAAGGAAAGAGTGAAGTAGTAAACGGATACCATTTAAACTCTATGTACTCCCCGGTTGGCTGGTTTTCGTGGGAAGAAATGGTAGCGGAGTGGGAAGAAGCGCGTAATGAAAAAAATAATGAAAAATTAAAAACTTTTGTAAATACAAACTTAGGAGAAACGTGGAAAGATGCGGGCGAAGCTCCTGACTGGAAAAGATTGTACGAAAGAAAAGATGAATACAAAACAAATACTTTACCAGATGGCGTATGTTTTATTACGGCTGGAGTCGATGTCCAGGAAGATAGATTGGAAGTTGAGATAGTTGGCTGGGGTAGAAATAAAAGATCTTGGTCATTGGATTTCAGAGTTTTACTTGGCGACACTAGTGATTTAGAAGGAAACGCATGGACACAACTAGATGATCTAGTATATGAATCGTGGGTTACACAAGGCGGAGCGGATTTACCTTTAAAAATGATGGCGGTTGACTCTGGTTATAGAACCCAAACGGTCTATAGTTGGTGTAGAAAATACCCTTTAGCTAAAGTAATAGCTGTAAAAGGATCGGATGCGCAATCCACTATTATTAGCGAGCCAAGATCAGTAGATGTTAAGCTTTCTCATAAGAGAAAAAAGATAAGAAGGGGACTTAAACTTTTTACTCTAGGTACATCTGTGGCTAAGAGTGAGCTATATGGTTGGCTAAGAATGCCTGCTCCAGAACCTAAAGAGGATGGGGAAGAAATGATTTACCCATACGGCTTTTGTCATTTTCCTGAGAACTACGGGGAAGAGCATTTTAAAAGACTTACATCAGAAGAAATGCAGACAACTTTCCTTCGTGGATTTAAAAAAGTGGTGTGGGTTAAAGCTAACAATGATAGAAACGAGCAACTAGATTGCCGTATATATGCGCGAGCTGCTGCTGCAATAATAGGAATGGACAGATACAGAGATCCGCAATGGACTAGACTAGAGATGGAAGCGCGTGTAAGTTTAGAGAAGCAAGCTAATAAAGAAGGGCAGCCTTCTGCTGAAAAAATAAAAGTTAAACATGGTAAACTTAAACGAAGAAAATCCAGATTTACATAAAGGTATGACATGGCTTTTACACAAGATGATCTTACAGCAATAGAAGAAGCGATAGCTTCCGGGGCTTTAGAAGTTGAGTATAACGATAGAAAAGTTAAGTACAGAAGTATAAATGAGCTTTTAAAGGCTAGAGATTTAATACAAAAAAAGCTAGGTTTAACTAAACGAAGCGCAAGAGTACTTTGCAACGCTAAAAAAGGAACATGCTAACGTGGCTAAAAAGAAAAGAAAATTTAAAGCGAGCTTGATAGATAACGTCGTAGGCGTATTTTCTCCTAGAGCTAAAGTAAAACGTTTAAAATACAAAGCCATTAGCGCAGGTATTAAAAGAAAATACGAAGGAGCGGACTCTGGGCGTAGAACTGAAGGGTGGATAACACACGGAAACTCTTCTAATGCAGAGATACAAGCGGCTCTACCTAAACTAAGAAACCGCTCTAGGGATCTTATAAGAAATAACCCCTATGCTAAAAATGGGGTAAGGCTTATAGCTAATAGTACTATAGGCAAAGGTATAATGACTCAGTTAAAGCTTGACGATAGTAAAGAGATAAGCGTTAGAGAGCAGAAATTAAATGAAGTATATAAAGCTTGGAGCAGGACAACAGCTTGCGACTTTGAAGGGAGAAAAACATTAGCAGCTATACAAAGGCTGGTAATGAAATCAATAGTAGAAAGCGGCGAATCTATTATTCGCTATAGAAGAGAAGGTGTAAGAAAACAAAGATATAAAGGAAAAACGTACACCGTTCCTGCTTTCTCTTTGCAAGTATTGGAGTCTGATTTCTTAAGATCTGATTCACTTCCTATTAAACTAGATAACGGAAACACTATAAAACAAGGTATAGAGTTCGATTCACAAGGGAAAATCTTAAGCTACCATCTATACCAAGATCATCCAGGTGATATAGGGCTTTTTTCAGGTGCGAGACAAAAAACTATTGAAGTTCCTGCGGAAGAAATACTACACGTATACAACGAAGAAAGAGCCGGTCAGCTAAGAGGTATCCCGTGGCTACACCCTGTTATGCTTCGTTTAAGAGACTTCGATCTTTTTGAAGATGCTACTTTAAAAAGGCAGCAATGCGCCGCCATGTTTGTAGCTTTCGTTCACGATAACGAAGGGCTGGACGAGCTGGAAGAAGAGAAAGAAGAGATTGCGCTTGGCGAAAAGATGGAACCAGGCTTAATAGAGTTATTGCCAACAGGCAAAAATGTTACTCTATCAAAACCACCGGGGGCGGAAGGCTACGAGCCTTATACTTCAGTGGTATTGCATTCAATAGCTACAGGCTTAGGAGTGACTTACAGCGCTCTAACTGGTAATTTAAAAGAAGTAAACTTTTCAAGTGGCCGAATGGGTTGGCTTGAGATGCAAAGAAATATTGATGCTTGGCGAGCTGAATTAATTATTGATCAATTTATGTCACCGATGACTGAAAAATTCATAGATGAAGCGGAACTAGTCGGCGCTCCAAGTCAAGGGGCAAGATCAGTGTTTACCCCACCAAAAAGGGAGATGATAGATCCAACTAAAGAAGTGGAAGCATTGCAGACTTCAGTACGTAGTGGCTTTAAAACCTTAAGCTCTGCTATAAAGGAAGCCGGTGAAGATCCAGATACCCACTTTAAGGAACTAGCATCAGATAACGAAATATTAGATAGTTTAAAGTTGACCCTAGACAGCGATGCCAGAACAGTGCAGACTGAAGGTGTGGAATAATTTCTGCTTTACTTTTTGAGATATTTAATGCTAAGAAAATTACAGAGTAATTATTTATAAAAGGTGACACTTTGGCAAAAAGAACTATTTCGCTTCCAACTATGACGCGCATGGCCCCCGTTGTTCCTTCTTCTGTGAATGTAGAAGAAAGAACTTTCGATATTGTTTGGACAACAGGAGCAAGAGTTCGTAGGGATTCGTACTGGGATGGCCCTTTTTACGAAGAGCTAGGTATTAAGAAATCTGAAGTTAGAATGGGCAGACTTAAAAATGGCGCTCCATTCCTAGATAACCATGGATTTACAGAAGCCCGTGGCGTTAAGCAAGTTCTAGGTGTCCATACAGAAGCTAAGTTAACTTCCGGTAAAGAAGGAACTGCTACTATAAAGCTTTCTAAGCGTGCAGTGGCGGACGGCATTCTAGATGATATCGCTGATGGCATCCTTCGCAATGTATCTGTTGGATACGACATCCATGCTATGAGAAAAGTAGGCGAGCAAGATGGCGTCCCTATTTTTAGAATCACAGACTGGGAACCTATCGAAAATTCGTTAGTTCCTGCGGGCGCTGATGATTTAGCTATGGTAAGAAATAAAAAAGCTGCCACACGAGAAATAGAAATAGAAGGGTTTGAAGACGAAACCCCAGCTACTACAACAGATCCCGAGCCTGATGCGGCTCGCTCTAATCCAGATATTGACAATAAGCCTATTAAGACAGACAATAATAGGGATAACCAACCTACGGGAGAACCACAGATGACACCAGAAGAAATAGAAGCAAAGCGAAAAAAAGCGGCGGACGAGAAAGCGGAAGTAGCAAAAGTAGCTAGAGCAACGGAAAAGAAAAGAATTTCTGATATTCGTTCTACTGTTTCTAAAGCTGGTTTGGATATTAAATTAGCGGATACTTATATCGAAGATGATAAATCTATTGATGAAGTTCGTGAATTGGTTATTGATGCTTTACACGAAAAAGATAAGAAGCCAGAACAACAAACACGATCAACAAACTCAACTGTAGAAGTTGGGGACGATCTTGCTCGTAAAGCTAGAGTTAAAGGCATGGGGGATTCTCTTCTCCATAGATATCGCCCAACTAGCATAAAAGATCCTAAAACGGGTGCTATAAGATCTGCTTATGAGATGACAGATGAAGCTAAACCTTACGCATACAGTTCTTTAACTGATTTAGCGCGTATGTGTTTAGAAGAAAATGGCGTAAGCACTCGTGGTTTAGCTAAACATCAAATTGCAGAAAAAGCTTTACAGCTAAGAGCGTCGCACGCTATTGCTGATTTTTCTGAGATCTTAGCTAATACAGTTAACAGAACATTAAGGGACGGCTATGCGGCTGCTCCTCAAACCTGGAGAAACTTCACTAACATCGTTTTTGTTCCTGATTTCAAAGAAATTAGCAGAACAAACCTAGGCGATGCTCCTGAATTAAGAAAAGTTCAAGAGAATGGTGAAGTTGAGCGCGGAACATTAAGCGAAGCAGCAGAGAAATACAGAGTAGAAGAGTTCGCTCGCATTGTAGCGATTTCTAGAAAGGTTATCGTAAATGATGACTTAAACGCTATGACTAGACTACCCGATAGAATGGGTAGAAGAGCTGCTGATCTTGAGTCGGATACAGTTTGGGATATCATCAAAGCTAACCCATTAATGTCTGATGGACTTGCTTTATTCTCAGCAGGTCACGGAAACCTTTCAACCGCGCCAGCCGCTCCTTCAGATACAGGTCTAGGCGAAGCTCGTAAGAATATGAGAAGGCAAGTGGGGCTAGATGGAGCAGAAATTTCTATAGTTCCTATCTGGATGTATGTTCCACCTGAGCATGAGACTGCGGCGGAGAAGCTAATTGCTTCTATCGTTCCTGACTCATCCACGAATGTTAGCCCATTCTCTTCATCTGGAAGAACGCCGCTACAGCTTGCTGTAGAGCCTCGTATTGAGACTGGCGTGAATGGCACTATCAACCAATGGTTTGAGACTTCTAGTCTTGATCAAGTGGATATGATGGAGATGGCATTTTTAGAAGGAACCGATGGCCCTCAGATGGCTACTAGAGAAGGTTTCGATGTTGCTGGTATGGAGTTAAAAATAACTCACGATCTTGGCTCAAAAGCTATTGATCATAGAGGTCTTTTCAAGAACGCCGGTATCTAATTTAATTTATAAGTAATATCCGTCTAATAGGCGGACTTCCATATGAGCTAGGAGCTTTTTAAGATGAAAAATTTCGTAAAACCAGGAAATATTCTAGAGTTTATCGCTACTGCTGATGTAGAAAGCGGCGAAGCTGTTTTAGTAGGAGCTAACCTTTTCGGGTACTCAGCTAATAAAACTTTAACTGGGGAAAAAGGTTCTCTAGTTGTAGAAGGCGAAGTGGACGTACCTAAGTTAGCTGCGGACAACATGGCTGTAGGCGCTAGTGTAAACTTCAATAGTGCAACCGGAGAAGTCCAGTTAGCTACTAGTACTAAAGATGGCGTCGGCCTTGTAACTGTGGCAGCAGCAGCAGCAACAACCGATGTTAGAATTAAGCTTACTCTTTAAATAGAAAAGGTTTGATCATGGCCCGATCGCCGTTTTCTAAATTAGCGGATAAAGCTTTTAAACCTATCCGCGACACATTTAATACACCTATAGAATGGCTCCCTAAATCTGGGGGCCGCTATAGTTTTCTGGGTATATTCGATGACATAACGGAGATGATAGATCCTGACACTGAAGTTTTAGTATCAAGTAATTTATTTTCTTTAGGTTTTAGGTTTCTAGATCTCCCTTCTGCTCCGGTTGTCGGGGATAAAGCCATTATAAACGATAAAAAATATCGTGTAATAGAAGTAAAAGAAGATGGCGTGGAAGATGTTAGTGGCGTTCTAATAATGCATAAGGTGAGCTAATGGCTGTTTCTGTAATACCTATAAAAACCAGAAAAGCTATAAGAAAGAAAATAGTTTCCATCTTAAAAGGTAAAACTGATGTGGGGGATAAAGTTTTTCCTAATGCATCTGTCCCCCAAGGTGAGCAAAACTTGCCTGTTATCCTAGTTTACCCCAGAACAGAACCAGCCGAATTATATGCAGAGTCCCCAAGGGAACTTAAGCGGGAACCTTTATTTTCTATAGAAATAGTAGCATCAGGCCCGGAAGTTGATGAAGACGGTAATCCTCCTGAAGATAAAAAAGAACTAGAAGATATACTGGATGATATCGCCGAACAAGTGGAAAAGGCTATGTCAAAGGATGAAACTTTTGGCGGGGTATGTGATGACAGTATTTTAACGAGTACAGATTTCGAGTTTGACGGGGGTGGCGGACTTCCTATAGGATCAGCTAGGCTGCAATACACAGTTACATACTACAGAAGATCCCCTGACACTATCGAGGATCAACTAGGCAAGCTTCCTGATCATACAGGAGCGGATACCGAGTGGCATACTGGGGATGAAGATCCTGATACAAGAGAAGCAAAAGACACTATTGCTGTAACCCAAGATTAGAGGTAGGATTATACTATGAAACACGCGCATAACGACATGAGAATAGAAATTAAAAACTCTTTTATGAATCCACGGACGAATTCCATGGCTAAAAAAGGAGAAATTTTTAATGTTCCTAAGAATCAGTTTTGGTTAAGAAGATTAGCTGAAGAAGATATTGAAAAAACAAAAAAAGATAAAACCGAAAAGCGCGAAGAAGTAAAAACGAATTCAAAGGAAGTGGGTAAGCCAGCTAGAGCAGGCGTACCTAAAACCAGTACACCAAAAAAATAATTAGAGGTAAAAAAGCATGTCAATTACTTTTCTTTCTATCCCAACTGGCCTTAAAGTTCCTGGTACTTATGTTGAATTCGATACTAGTAAAGCACAGCAAGGGGCATCTATTCAAAACCACGTTGCTCTTTTGGTAGGGCAAAGGTTATCCGCTGGAACGAAACCGGCTGGACAAATAGACGCTATAACAAGCGCAGCTCAAGCGAGGCAATACTACGGGCCTGGTTCTATGTTGGCTAAGATGGCAGAGTCTTTTATAAACGCTAATGGCGGAGTGAATGCAGTTAAAGCTATTTCTCTGGATGACGATGGCGGAGCTGTTAAAGCAGCAGGAAGTTTTGAAATCTTAACAGCTCCTTCCGCAGCAGGAACTTTAAGTTTATATATTGCAGGGAAAAAGTATGCAGTAGCAGTGGCCGCAACAGATACAGAAGCCGCTATCATAACAGCTTTGATAGCGTTAGTCGTAGCAGATGACGATAGGCAAGTTGATGTGGCTGTGGATGGCGGAAACCCTGATTCTATGGACATCACAGCTAGGCATGGCGGCGAAGCTCCTAACGATATTGATATTCGTTTAAATTATAACGGAGAAGTTTTACCTACAGGTATTACTAGTACAATAGTGGCGATGACTGGCGGAACTACTAACCCAGATGTAGCATCTGTTATCGCGGCTATGGGCGAAACTCAATACCACGAAATAGCGCAGCCGTATTCCGATACTGCTAACCTTCTTTTATTTACTACAGAACTAGATGATAGATGGGGGCCGATCAGACAAAACGATGGCCATCTATATTATTGTAGAAAAGAATCTTTTGCAGCTCACTCTACTTTCTTAGATGGAAGAAATAATGGCCAGGAAACTGTTATGAATGTTGCGGGGCCGACTCCGACATGGCAATGGGCTGCTAATATAGCAGCGCAGATAGCTTCCGCAGCCCAGGCAGATCCAGCACTCCCATTCGAGACTTTAGCTTTAACACAGGTAAACATGCCTACAGAAGCGGAGCTATTTAGCTTCACTGAAAGAGATCAGTTCTTAAAAGCTGGATCTTCTACGTTCACAGTGGACGCTGGCGGAGTGGTTAGAATTGAACGCATGAGAACTACCAGAGTAGAGAACGAATTCGATGCGCCGGATGAAGCTCTAGCGGATCTTAACCCTAAACTTACATTGTCGTATTTACGTTTCGATTTTAGAGTAAATTGGGCCACTAAATTTAGTCGCCATAAATTAGCTGACGATGGAACTAGGTTCGGAGCAGGTCAAAGAATAATGACTCCTAAAATCGGCAAAGCTGAAAGTATTGCCAGATTTAGGTTATGGGAAGAGCTTGGATTGGTGGAAGGAGTCGATCAATTTAAAAGAGATCTAATTGTAGAAAGATCATCTTCTGATGTAACTAGATTAGATATCTTGTTACCTCCTGATTTAATAAATCAGCTAAGGGTTACAGGAGTTCAAATAGGATTCTTATTATAAGCTAAAGTTAAAAAGCAAAAAGTAAAAGAGAACTAAAAAGCACTAAAGGGAGCATTATACCATGGCAAATAGAAGAGTCGGCGGCATTATATTTTTAAAAGTAGATGGCGAGCTTTTTCAAGCTAAGGGTGAATTTACTTATAATATAAATCCTAATAAAAGAGAGTCTGTTGTAGGGCAAGATAGTGTACACGGTTTTAGTGAAACACCAAAAGCTATCTTTATAGAAGGCGCTATTACTGATAGCGACGAGCTTGATCTTGAAGGATTTCAAGCCATAAGAGATGCAACTATAACTCTAGAATTGGCTAACGAAAAAGTTATCGTTTTACGCGAAGCATTTTATGCAGCGGATGGCGATGTAACTTCCGGCCAGGGTGAGATTCAAGTAAGATTCGAAGCTATTGGTGGCGAAGAAGTAAGATAAGAAAAACGCTATTGCCGCAGGAAAGCTAATTGGCCTCCTGCGGTTTATTCTTTAATAACTATTTTTTGGATCGGAGCCAAAAATGACAGAACAAGAAAACACGCCTGAAAACATTTCAAAAGTAAAAACCGTAACTATCGAGTTATCAGAACCTATTGAATGGGGGAAAGATAACACTATCACAGAACTAAAACTCAGAAGACCTAAAGGAAAAGATTTAAAAAATCTTTCTAGCGAGCCAACAATGGGCGAGCTACTTTCCGTTGCGCAAAGATGCGCTGGCGTTCCTAAAACTGTCATGGATGATTTAGATGGAGCTGATGCAATGGAAGTAGTAGAGGTTATCGGCGATTTTTTGGATTCTGGTCAGAAGACTGGGAGGAAGCGCTCGTACTCATAGGCTTTATATTTAAGTGGCGGTACAGCGAGCTTTACGATCTTAATGATCTTGATATTTCATACTGGCATACACATGCTGAGAATATTCGTGATAAGATTTATCCATCAGGGGAAAATTAGAGGGAGCTTACTGTGGGAACAGAAAAAGAAGTCAGGATAAAGATAAGGGCTTTGGATAGAATTTCTAGAACCCTTTCCCGCGTAAGAAGACAGTTCCCTCAATTGGAACGTGCAGTTAAAAAGACTAGCAAGACGTTCCAACTTATCAATGAAAAAACTAAAAAATTTAGAAAGACGTTAAGCAAAGTAGGCGCTGGGATGAGAAAATTCGGCGGCTCTATGACGCGAGCTATAACTTTACCTGTAGGGCTTGCGGCTGCGGGTATAATAAAACTGGGAGTGGATTTTCAAAGGTCTATGAACAGGGTTGGCGCTTTAACGAGAACAATTATTGGCGGAAAAGTTACTCCGCAATTTGAAGCTTTGGAAGCGCAAGCTCTTAAGCTAGGAGCTTCTACAGAGTTCACAGCCAGGCAAGTAGCGGATGCGATGGGCTTTATGGGAAGAGCGGGCTTTGGTGTTAACGAAATACTAGCTTCCACATCAGATGTTTTAGCTCTTGCAAGTGCAACGGGCATGGACTTGGCTTTCACCGCAGATGTAATGACAAAAACAATAAGACAGTTTGGCCTCGAAGCGAAAGATGCTAGTAGAGTAGCGGATGTGTTGGCCGATGTATCTAGAAGAACGAATGTAGATCTAGAATCTATTTCGGAAACTATGAAAGATGCCGCGCCTATTGCTAAACAGTATGGCGCTACGCTGGAACAAACCGCAGCTCTTACAGGTCTTTTAGGCGATGTAGGTATCCAAGGTAGTAAAGCCGGAACTACATTAAAAAATATATTTATAAAACTTGCCACTCCATCTAAAACAGCAATAAAGCTTTTAGAAAGAATGGGCATAACAATAAAAAAGACTAATGGCGAAATGATGTCCGCAGGTGAAGTGCTAACTGCCATTGGCCCGAAAATAGGTGGCCTTAATAAAGGAAACCAACTCGCAATAATGAATGAGCTTTTCGGCCTCAGAGGTATAGCAGGAGCGATGGCCTTGATGTCAAAGGCAATGGATGAAGGTAAAAACCCTGTTGCCACTTTAACTAAAATATTAAAAGACAATAACGGTGTGGCTAAGGACATGCAAAAAACTATGTTGATAGGAGCGCCTGGGGCATTGGCTAGATTTAGTTCTGCATTGGAAGGAGCTGGATTAGCGTTTTCTAAATCAGGTATACTAGATGCGTTTACTTCTATACTAGAAACAACTACAGGCTGGTTTACCGCACTATCAAAACTTGATCCTGCTATTTTAAAAACTATAACTGTCATGGCAGCATTAGCGGCAGCTTTCGGCCCTATAGTTATAGGTATGGGGGCGATGCTAACCTTGGCTGCACAGCTAGCAATAATAATACCAACACTTAACGTGGCGATGATACCGATGGCTATTACCGCAGGGATTATAGCATTTAAAATAATTCTTATATCCGCAGCTATAGGGGCTTTAGTGTTCTTAGTAACTAGGCTTATAGATAGATGGGAGCATATGCTTTCCGCTTTCAAAAGGAGTAAAGGAGTAATGAGCGGTTTAAAGAATTTCTTTGGGGCGTTCTTTACTGATCGGGATGAAGTAGCTATTTCTAGAAATGCAAAGAAAGGCGCTTTCCCTGGTAGAAATATTGATAGGGGTTTCGATCCTTTAAGTAAAATAAAAAGAAAAAGCCCAACAGAAAATGTAGAAGATACTTTTGTAAACTTAAGTAAACTTTTAGCTACCAATAAATCTAGAAGGGAAGAAGCTGGTAAAAAGCTATTCGGCCCTGCTATAGGAGCGTTAAGAGGTATAAATCAAATAGGTACGAGGGGCGTAACTCAAACCAATAATGCCAACGTAAAAATAGATATAGCTGCGCCTCCAGGAACTAAAGTTAAATCAGAAGCGGACGATCCTTCTTTGTTTGGCTTAAACCTCGGAATGGTTGGGAGTATACAATAAATGGGTTTACGAATCTCGCAATGGAAAACTAAATTTAGGGGCGGATCTTTTCGGGGAGCCGCATTTAAAATAAGAAGCCATCAAAAAGAAGGTGGGCGACGAGTACAGGAACACGAGTTCCCTCAGTTAGAACAAAACAGATCGGAAGATCTAGGCCGAAAGATCGGCAGGCATACGCTGGATCTGTACATCATTGCGGACGATTATTTTCCCGCACGCGATGCGCTAGAAGCTGCATTAAATAAAGAAGGTTCTGGGGAACTTATACATCCATACCTTGGCCGGTTAACAGTACAAGCCGGGGACTATATTTTAAGTGAGTCTGTAGATGAAGGCCGGATGGCTAGGTTTACAGTTAAGTTTTCTGAAGCGGGAGCAGCTAAGTTCCCACAGCAATTCGTGGACTCAATTGCTAACGTGAGTTCTGGAGCTAATGAATACATAACGAGTAGTAAAAGTTCTTTCGAAGATATCTACTCGGTGGCCAATGCTCCAGCTTTCATAGTGCAATCCGCAGCAGATGCTTTAACTACTGTGGCAGACTTTGCAGAAACAGCTATCAAAAAAGTAACACAGCCAGTGGCTAATTTAACTTTTGCATTAAGAAATTTAAGAACAAGTGCAGAAGACTTAGTACAATTACCGGGAGAACTAGCGGACAGGTTATCCAGTTTCTTCGAAGACCTATTAGCTGAATTCGAAAACGATCAGGAAACATCTTCTAGGATAACAAAACAATTTAAAGATCTACAAGATGAGTATGAAGATGTAATAGGAGATACTCCTTCTAGAAACAGAGAGCGAGTAAACCAGCAAGCTACTATTGATTTAACAAAAGATTTAGCTTTTGCAACTCAGTCGAAATCAGTATCAGAAACTCCTTTCGGATCTACACAGGAAGCAGTTACGGAGCGCGACGAGCTTATAAATAACTTAGATGACAGGGCTACAGAAGTAGCAGACAACGACGGCGACGATGATCTTTACCAAACAAATAAAGATCTTCAAGCTGCACTTATAAGAGCTGTTCCACAAGCTGGGCTTACTGAATTGATAAACTTTACTCCGCCGAAAACACTTCCGGCTCTAGTTATTGCTCACAACATTTTCGGCAACATAGATAAAGAGCAAGAGATCATAGATCAGAACAGCATAGAACATCCAGGGTTTACGCCTGGTAATGAATTAATAGAGGTATCAGGTGGCTAATTTCGGGGAAGATGTTGTAGCTCCAGTAACCCCACCACTGCAAAACGGTAGGCCACTTGCTGATGCCGTATCTATTTTAGTAGGAGGACAAGCTTTCCACGGGTGGAAAACTGTAAGTGTAGGAAAGCATATCGAATCCATATGTAATACCTTTTCCATTCTTTTGGATGATAGGTTTGATGGGATGAATTCCACATGGCCACTTAAACCAGATACAGATATTAAAATAGGTATTGGAAGCGAAAGAGTTCTCACAGGTAGAATAGAAATAGCTTCCCCACAGTTTAACTCTGAAGGCAGAAGCTTTACGATATCAGGGCGATCTAATGCCGGTGATATCGTAGACTGTACACACGAAGGGCCAACAGAGTTTAAAAATATTCGCCTAGATAGATTGGCGGAAGAACTTATAAAACCTTTTGGCCTCAAAGTATATCTATCAGTAACTCCTTTAGTTATAAAAAAATTCGCAGTTAAACCAGGCGAATCAGTTTTTGAAGCCATAGATCGTGCAGCTAGACTTCAGGGATTTTTCTGGATAGCGACTCGTGGCGGAAACATCCGTTTAACTAGAGCGGGACGAGCTAGATCTTTCTCAGCATTAGAACAAGATGTAAATATATTGGCAGCGAGTGCTGTATATGATGGCTCTAAAAGATTTAGTAAGTACACAGTTAAAGGGCAGGCCGGTGGATTAGAAGAGTTTTTTGGAAAGAGCGCATCGCAGCCAAAAGGAACAGCTACAGACAAGGGCGCTCCAAGGTATAGACCTCTTACAATTATTGCAGAAGGCGATGTAAACGGAGCGCAAGCTAAAACTAGAGCGGAGTGGGAAGCTTCTAGTAGACTAGCACAGATGGCTAGAATAGAAGTAACAACTGATAGCTGGACGCAAGCGGACGACTCTTTATGGGGTTTAAATCAAATAACTAAAGTAAGATCTACATATCTGGGAATGGATAGGGATCTCTTATCGGCATCAATAAACCATACAAAAACAAATGGCGGCGGAACTACTACGAACATAACGCTAGTAGATGCCCAAGCATATAACCCAGCTCCTATAGTAAACGCTAAGGCCACAGATGATCTTATGGCTAACCTTGGGCCATTAAGCCCTTTTGCTGCATCAAACGGGGAGTCTTTCATTGCCTGATTTAAAAAGACAAATAGGAGAAATGATATCCAACATGATGCGGCCACTGAGAAACCGCGTTTACATGATGATATCTAGAGCGGTTATTGAAGTGGCCAAAGATAGCCAAGGTATGCAGACACTTAAGATGTCTGTGTTAGCGGATGAAGAGCGCGACGATGTAGAGCGTTTTCAAAACTATGGTTTCACTTCAGTACCAAAAGAAGGAGCGGAAGCTGTTGTGGTATGCCCACAGGGAAACCGCGAGCATATGATAGCTATTGTCGTGGATGATAGGCGCTTTAGATTTAAGGCTATGGCAGAGGGTGAAGTGGCCATGTACACGGACGAGGGCGACTACATACATTTTAAACGCGGTGGCAATATAGATATTAAAGCAGCGGCTAAAGTTAAAGTTGAATCTTCTGCGGTAGAGCTTGGGGAAACAGCAGTGGAAGCAGTTATAAAAGGCGATACATTTCAAACACTATTTAATGCGCATACGCACATTACCACTTCAGCAGGAAGCGCAACATCTGCGCCAGTGCAACAGCTTACTGGTAGTGAACTTTCCACAGTAACAAAAACGGAGTAAGAGATGGCGCTATCTGTAGCCAGTATAAAAGCAGCTATTAAAGCTAAAAGGGAAGCAGCCTTTGGGCCTCCTGACGACGTTCTAGTGGCGGATGCGGCTTACCAGGCAGATGCAGAGTGGATGTTCGATGTTCTTACGATACAAGCGTCCACTACTTTAGCGAATGGTTTAGATAGCGGCGGCGATCTCTTAGTTAGCTTAGTAGGAGTAATAAACTGATGGCGGAAAAACAAGGTATAGGATTTTTTAATGTCGGAACTGAATGCCCTGATTTAGTTATAGAGAATGGAACTCTTAAAGCGGATAACACTTTAGAAACTTCTATGCTTATATCAGCTTTTTCAAATAGAAGGGTAGGAAGAGAAGACCTCCCGCCTGGTATTACAGAGCAGCAAGGTTGGTGGGCAGATCAGCTATCTGAGGTTAACGGCAATCTTATTGGATCTAGGCTGTGGACTTTGGCTAGAAAAGGTAAAATAATAGATGAAACCATAAGCGAGATGGAAAGCATTATACTTGAGCTGTTAAATTGGTTGATAGAAGACGGAATAGCTGACACGATAACAGCAACATCAGAACGAGATGGCACTTATGGTATTAAAGGTTCGGGTGAAATAAAAAAACCAGATGGCGACAACATCCCTTTTAGTTTTATATGGGATGGCCAAGCTTTAAAGTTAACAGCAGTTTAAAAAGGATAAAATAAGATGGCATTTACTAGACCTAAACTAAGTCAAATAATTGAAAGAGTAGAATCGGATCTTAAAAACGGCCTCGGTTTAACTGCAATACTTAGAAGATCATTTGAATATGTTTTAGCCAGAGTACTAGGTGGCCTTAGCCACGTACTACATGGGCATATCGACTACGCTATTGTAATGAAATTTTTCTTAGATACAGGAGATGAAGAAACTGTAGTTAGATGGGGAACGATTTATAATTTACCTAGAAAAGATGCGACTTTTGCAGAGCTGGTAGTTGACGTAGTGGGTACTAGTGGCGGCTCTGTTGTTGGCGGGGCTACTATATTTGTAAGATCGGATGGAGTGGAATACATAGTAAAAGACAGCACAGTGATACCTGCATCCACTACAGTACCCGTGACTATTGTAGCGCAAGTAGAAGGTGACAGTGGCAATATGAATGACGGGGATTCAGTAGAGCTTCAAAGTGCGATTGCTGGAATAGAATCCGCAGCCCTTGTAACTTCTACATCTATAGAAGGAGCTGATCTTGAAGACCTTGAACTTTACAGAGAGCGTGTACTCGCTCGCTTGCAAAACCCTCCAGCCGGTGGCAAGGTTACAGACTATATTGCTTTTGCAAAAACAGTTACAGGAGTAACAAGGGCGTGGGTTTTACCTAACCATATCGGTCAAGGTACTGTAGGGCTTACTTTTGTAGAAGATAACGAAGTCCCTATAATACCCGATGCATCTAAAGTGCAGGAAGTGCAAGAGGCGGTACTGGCCTTGCAACCTATAAACGCTGATCTTATAACTTTCATTCCTAATGAAACAGAAATGAACCCGCAGATACAGCTTAAACCTAATACCAGTGATGTACAGGATGCGGTTACCGCAGAGCTAAATGATATGTTGCAAAGAGAAGCGCAGGTACGTGATGCTTCTGATCCTGATAAGGTTGGCCAAGGCGTACAATTTGATGGAAAGATAGCTTTATCTTTAATTAATGAAGCCATATCTATTGCCGCAGGGGAAGAAGATCATGTGATTTTATCTCCTACTACAGATGTGCAGCCACTATCAGGCGGCATAGTTACGCTAGGAACTCCTATATTTACAACGCTTCCTTAAAGGAAAAGACATGTCAGGAACTAAACTAGATAAATATAAAAAGCTTTTTATAAACCTTCTTCCTTATGGAAAGCTGTGGCAACCAAAGAGCCAACCAACATTTACAAATCTTATAGGATCTTTAGTGCAAGAGTTTTGCCGTGTTGACGATCGTGTGGAAGACATGAGGGCCACAGTAGATCCACGTACAGCGGATGAAGCTTTGGATCTTTGGGAAAACATGATGGGGATACCCGACGAATGTACTCCCACAGATCAAACACTAGTAGAAAGACAACAGCAAGTTGTGCAGAAGCTTACGAATATTGGTGGGCTTTCAAAAACATTTTACGAATTCATCGGAGCGCAGCTAGGTTTCCCAGATGTAGAAGTAAAAAACTGGGTTAACTTTACAGCAGGAAGAGCTAGGGCAGGAGATCCTTTAACAAACTACTGGGATATTCCTTTTGTTGCTGGGAGTGAGTGCGGCAACCAATTGAATAGCGTAGGGTGGCTATACTATTTCAATGTTGATATGCCAGTGACAGCCTCGGAGCATTTCGTAGCTGGATCATTGGCGGGAGAAGTAATAAGAGATTTTAGTAATGAACTTTTGCAGTGTACATATAGACAGATAAAGCCCGCTAATGCTGGCGTGACTTTCTCATTTTTTGAATAGGAGTTTTGAGATGCATAGAATAGACGCGCCGGGCGCAACGGTTGGCAACTTATTTACAGAAGGTAACCCTTCTCTTTCCATTCCAGCCACGGAGGTTTCTGCGGATTGGCTAAACGATACCCAGGAAGAGATCGTAAATGTTATCGAAGGTCAGGGTATAACTTTAATTAAGGGGGTACAAACCCAGTTAAACGAAGCTCTATTTAACATGATAGGGGCAGGCGGCCAAAGCTTTAAGCTAGATCCTCTTGCGAATAACACTGCGGATCAGGTTATCACTGATCTAAATTTCGATAAGGTAGTGACTAAAGCGGCTATGATTTTTTACGAAGTACATAGACAAACGGCCACACAAGATGTGCAGGAGATGGGTACGCTATTTGTATCTCACGATACTAAAGACGATGTGTGGCGAGTAGAAAAAGGTATCTTTGGTTTGGACAACTCAGGCACTTCGTTTAACATTACAGCAGCAGGACAGATTAGAGCTACAACTACAGACCTTACAGGTGCAAGTTATGCAGCGCAGTTTAGAGCAACCGGCGTTATAAGAATGGCGCTATAATATTTAATGTGAATAATAAATTTATATATGAAAGGTTTTTAAGATGAATAAAGTAGTTAAATGGGGATGGCTTGCAATAGCCATGGTTTTATTAGTTGCCGCAGGTGTTGGCGGTAATATTTTTGAGATCGGCGACGGTACTAGTACAGATAAAGATATTGAATTTAAGTTAGGGCTAGGGGGTAGCAATCCTAGAATTAGAGCTACCACTGCGGGGCTTAACTTTACAAATGACGGCACTAATTTTCTTCCTTTTGGATCAGGAACAGGCGGCGGCACAGGTGGCGAAAATGTTGTAAAAAATCCAGGCTTTGAAATCGGTGAAACGAATTGGAACAATACAGGTACGGGTGCTTTCGCCACTACCGTTGTAGCAGCCAATGTAGGTTTTGGGGATGCATCAGGTGACTGGGATGCGAGTGCAGCCGCAGATAAGCTTACAAGTGATGTGCAGATAACTCCTAACGGCATTGCAGGCTCTCTGTGTATTGCAGAAATGTTTTATAAGGGTGGCGGCACTTCAGATATTACAATGCGAGTTATTGATGGCAGTGATGTTTTGATACCTGGCTTTACTGAAGTTGTAGTAACAGATGCGGCCACTTCCTTTAAACGTATCTTCTCCGAGTTTATATGTCCTGCTGAAGGTACTTCTATGAAGTTCCAGCTAGAAGCGGCAGGAGATGCGCCAAACCTCTACATAGACAATGTGCATGTGGGTACAAAAGGAATTACTCGCGGCGCTGTTATAACAGAGTGGGAGGATTTTACTCCTGTATTTTCTACGGATACAACTTGGACAATCAATAGAGCCAAGCTATCCCAAAGTGGTTCTAACATGCTTGTAGATATTGCAATGGTTGCTAATGTTTCTGGCGGCGGCGCTGAAAATATTTATTTAGCTATTCCAAAGTCTACAACGGTCTTGGATACTACTACAGATATGCAGATCGGCGAAGGCCACTTGCGACCTAACGCCGGGGGAGATGCCCATGATATTTCTGTTATTTACGACGGCACTGGTTGGCTAATGAGGACAGCCCCCCTTTATAGTGGTTCTAATAGAATTACCGATAACACAATTGTAAGCGGTGATAACATAACGCTCCAGTTAAGAATCCCCATAGCGGAGTGGGTTGGCCAAGGCACAGTCAACATGCTTAATAATAGTGTTATCGGTAGCAGTGATAAGATGTCAGTCTTTGGATTGACAGCAGTAGCCTCTACAGTATCAGGTGTTGTTAAAGAGATAACAACTTGGGATACGGCTAACCTTTCTTTAACGGGTGGCGGCTCTTTCGATGGTACAACTTATACGAATGCTTCTGCTGGTAACTATACTATTAGAGCTTCTATGCGCTGGGGCAATGCCATAACCGCTACAGATGCAGTTATTTATATTTATAAAAATGGAGTAGGAATAAAAAGATCGCATTACGACTTTGCTGCCACAGGTGGCCCTTCGATGTCTGCGGACTTTGATACAGATTTAGTAGAAGGTGATTTGATAACTATATGGGTATCCCAAAACAGTGGCGGTGGTGAAGATACTAGAGTAGCAGATGAAGAACTAACTTTTTCAGTAAAAAGAAATTCAGAAATTTCTTCTGAATCTCCTTTAGGTTTCGGTTTGGCGGATGCGGAAAATGCTGGACTAATTTCTAATCAAACTGAAAACGGAAGGGTGTTTGTTACTCTTGCGGACGGGGGAGCTGCCGCTAATTGCTCGCCTTCAGATACTACAGCGGAGTTTTGCTCTGTAGCAGGTAATACTTTCGGTAGGGGTGATGCCTATCCTTATAAAACAACTAGCGGTCAATGGAGATTGAAGTTTAATATTACAATAGAGTTAGCATCAGCGGCAGCGGTTACAAACTTTGAAATAAGTGGTGTAACTTTTGATTTTTCTCAAAGCATCTCCATACTATGTGCCAACGATTTAGATGGCGGCAGTAATGTAGCAGGTCACGCTTTTGTTAACAGAACTGGCAATTTAATAAAAACTACGTGCAGTACTTCAAGGGATGCTAAAATGCTATCCGGGGATGTTGCTCTAACCTCTAAACCTTTATGGCTATAATATGAAAAAATATCTACTACTCTGCATCTTAATATCTTGTGGCCAAGTTGAAAAAGCGGAGCCACAGGACGCCACTTTGGACGATGTAAGATTTACTTTAAATGAATTAAAAGAAGAAGCCATAAACTATACTAACCAAGATACTGGTTGGCTTGCTAACGGTTGCGATGGGATGTTGTGGAATGGAAAATATGCGGCTGCCGCTGATCGTGGAGATATACGCGCTTCTGAATCTGATATTAGTGGGCGCTTTTCTCGTACACCTCTTAAAAAATGTTGGGATAAAAAAGACAACGGAGCCAAGTCTACGTGGTCTAGAGATATGGCTTTGGGTTTTATTTACTGGGCATATCGCACTAACAATTTATCTGTGCTACAAGATCATGCGGATTACGGCGTAGCTAATCAGTGGAAAATGGGAGATCCTTTAGGAGATTTCAGAGTAGTTTACACGCCACAGATGATAGGGCTTTTATACAAAGCTATTTATGCTTTAGGGGGTAAAGCCAACCATAACCGCTTATGGCCAACATCATGGACTAGCGGTTTGGTTGACTATGAATCCCACTTACAAGTATTGAATATCGCACTTCAGGGGGAGATAGCTGAGAGGTTGAAAGAAGCCGACGCTATGCCGCGCCAACCTCTAACTATGGAAACTCGTACTACCTTAACAGCGGGCGAGCTGTCATTAAGTGTATCGGATACGATGTTTAAAAGATTAGAAGAACATGTAATAAGAGAACCTAACAATGCATTTTTTCAGGCTATTTATTCTAAGTATACTGGCAACTATACCGATGCTATTAATCTATGTACAAGTAAAAGTGTGGGTAGCTATGTTAGGTGCGATGACAACATTAGTTGTGTCTTATCTGAATTAATTTTTTCTTGTGATTTTATTCTAAAACAATATGAGGGGATTTAAAAATGAATGAAGTAAAAACAAATGAAGTAAAAAAGCCATGGCAATCAAAGACTCTTTGGGTAAATACCATTTTAGCTATAGCGGGTTTTTTCCCTGTAGTAAAAGAAGCTTTAACACCGGAAGCGGTTAGCATGATCTTTATGCTAGTAAATACTGTTCTAAGATTTACAACTAAAAGCGGCATCTCTATAAAATAAAGGTGGCCATATGGATTCAGAAACGTCATCGCTTATAAAAACCGCCATTACCATTATTACTTTTATTATTGGTTTGGCGGTTTCTGTTTGGCGAATAACTAATGCCAGTAACAAAAATAAAGAAGAGTTGAAAACTTTAATACACGGCATAGATAAAAGAATGGTAGCCATAGAAGTTGAAACAAAACATACTAGGGAAGATCATGATCGGGTTGTGAAAGTAGAGAGTCGTGTGGATGGCCACGACGATGACTTGGCTAGGCAGTGGGGGAGGATCAGAACCGCAGAAAAAGAAGAACAGAAAGAAGTGAGATCGACATGATAGCGTATTTACAAATAGCACTACAAAACATTAAAATAATAATGGCCGCTCTTAAAGTGGCTAAAGAGTTTATTGAATATTTAAACTCAACAGAAAGAAGCCACATAGATAAAGCTGAAGCTGGTAAAATTTTTGCTACCAGTATTGCAACAGCACGAAAGAAAGGAAACACAGATGAAATTGAGCGTATTTTTGGCCAGCCTGCTAATAGTAGCGTTAACGAGCTGCAAGACAAAAAAGATTTATAATCCAGAGTTCTTTTTAACTAATCCAGTTAAAGGAGAAATTTACCGCAAAGATAAAAAAGTAAGTTGTATGGATATGGAGTTTAAAAACTATATCTGCATGACTGATAGCCAACTTAAAAGATTGCATAACCAATGCGTAGAAGCTAACAAAAACTTTTGGGAGTAAATATGTATAAGTTTAGTAAACGAAGTGAAGGCAATTTGAAACACCTTGATACAAGGTTAGAAAAAATATGCCGCGAAGCTATAAAGCTTATGAATTTTTCTGTAATAGAAGGGTATAGGAATGAAGAAAGGCAAAACCATTTACATGATATCGGTTTTTCAAAACTTAAATACCCGCATTCTAAACACAACAGCATGCCTTCACGCGCTGTTGACATCGTACCCTTCCCTGTAGATTGGAATGATCGGGAACGCTTCCAACACTTAGCGGGGATAATGTTCGGCATTGCTCACGGTATGGGTGTTAAACTACGTTTCGGGGGAGATTGGGACGGAGACAAATCCTTTACAGATCAGACCTTCCACGATCTAGCTCATTTCGAATTAATCTAATAATATAAATAACTTACACCTTTTATCGTCCTCCGCCATATAAAATGCTATCATATAGCATTCACACATAGCGGGGGTATAGGGTGGCCACAGGAAGACCTTTATCTAAATGGAAGACGGTAAGGGGCGTGGTTCCTGCGGGCGCTACAGTGGACTTTGATCCACTTGTATTCGATGATATTGCTGGAGTCGACTACCAGATATCCCTTTTTAATAAAACTGAAAACAAATTTTTAAGCTTTACCTTAGATGGCAAAAGAGAAAACGCGGATATTTGTTCTAGTGTTTCCAAGCTCATAGGAGATTCTATATCCAGAACAGTAAACCTTCTGAAGATTGGAACCGAAGTAAAGCTACGCATTTCAAATGGGGAATCTTTCCCACTCACTCTTAAAGGCATAAGAAACGAAAGGAAGACTATATGACAATAACAAATAGAGGACTAATACAAGAGGGCTACATAGGTACGATACCGGCCAATGGTAACCCCGGAGCAGATGCAGAAGTCCGTTTAGGTCTTCAAGGCACAGCTCTGCCAGGTGGCGACGCAGGCGAGCAAGATGCAGCCGGTATCAGTTCCATGTACCATAAAACTGATGACGGTAAGATTTTTAAAAAGGTAGCGGATGCGGGATCAACTGCTGACTGGGAGGAGATAAGTGCAGTATCTATTACAAGATGGCGTACAGAAACAGTACGTGCTTCCACTAATGATACTTTATCCGCAGGAGCCACAGATCCTACCTCATGGTCAGATAACGATGGCGGTCTAGATGACACTGCTTTCGCTATTGGTGAGCATGTGTATGCAGACTACGATGGCACTCCGGCTCTTTTTAAAATCACAGCTATCTCAACGCCAAACATTACTCTTGCAGCAGCAGACACCGCTATTGCAGCGGGAGATGTTTTTGTAATTGATAACAACCTTCCAGATCCAGTGTCAGCAGAAAACGAAGCTATTGTACTTTTCAATGGTAGCTCTTCTAAGAAATTAGGAGATGTGGATTGGCAGGCTCTTGTTACTCTTTCAGGTGTAGCTGAAGGATCTACAAACTTTGGCACATGGACTGCGCCAGTAACTCTTTTATTCTCTGCTACAGCCACAGCTAAAGCTCTTTACCAGCGTATTGGTGACTTGCTTATGCAGATCCGTGGAACGGAAACTGCGGTAGTTGCAGCAACGGCTACGACTATAGATGAAGTTCCTATGGCAACAGTTAAAATGGTTAAGTGGCTTGTGAAATTTCACGAGACAGCAACACCGGCCAATGTAAGGTCTTTCGAAATTACAGCTATCAATGATGGTACTAATATCGACTACAAAAACCCTACTAATAACTTAAAGCTAGGATCTAATATCGCTTATGCTGTAGCGGTAGATGATAGTGCAGGAAGTATGCGCCTTCGTTTAACTCCTACGCCAGCGGTGACCGCAACTGTTAGAAGGATAGAAGTAGTAAAAACTCTTTTATAAAATAAAGGCTTAAAATGAGATCTTTGTTTGGAATGCTATTAGTGGTGGCCGCGATGTTGGCCGCCACTTCTTACTCTCAAATAGATACTACGAAATCATTTAACACCACTGATGGCGTTATGATTTCTAACACTACAAATGGCGATCTTATATGGCTAGGTGGCGGAGAAATAGATCCAACTATTCTACCAGGCATTGCTGCTCCTCTAGGATCTTCCTACACTAGAACAAATAATAACAGATACCAAAAGACCGGGCCACTAGCCACCGATTGGACGCTTGAAGGGCTGGGATCTGCGGTAGTAACACAGACCGCAGACTTTGGTACAAGCGGGAACGCTTCCGCTAATTCGTATTTAGATAGAGCGGGTGGCGTGTCTTCTAATATTTCTGGTATACCCATCATGGTTAGCGCTGGTAAAATTAAATCAATATCATGCGGAAGTGAAAACATAGAAACTTATAGCGTGGAAGTGTACGAGCATGAAGGGGATTTTATAAATCCAGTACTACTCTACACTCTATCTGTAGTGGCTAGTAGAAGTGGCAGTGTACATGGCCTAGATGTATCAGTAACACAGGATAGCCAACTAGCTACAAAAGTATTAAATAGCGTTAAGAATATAGGGTGTACTATAGGACTGAAAGGCTTAAGCTTATGAGTAAAATTTTTATAAACTCAAATAATGCTGCGGAACCTATAGCAGATATGGGTGTTGAGATCCCAGCGAATGGCCAACTTATAATTGATCCCTCCCAGTACGCTAAACTTGTCAGTAGCGATGACGCCATTCTCGCTTTATCTTTATCTCACATAACATATAGCGACGGCACGAATGCCTTAAGCATTTCTGATGCGGTGAATCATATAAAAGGTTTTTTCCCTACTGAAATAAAAACTTCAAGTGTTCCAGCCCTATCCGATCCTGGTATGTATCATTTTCGTGGTACTCGTATTGTAAATGGAACCATACTGGCTAATGAGTCTGTTAAAGTTTTTGAATATATCATGGCAGAAACTTTAAGTATTACTGGCGTAATAATAAAAGGTTTCAATACTCACGCTTTCGACTGGGTTACACTGGCTGTAGTAATACCTGTAGGCCATCCCCATAACCCAGGAACAGAAGAAATTATAGCAGAAACTTTCGCGCCATCGTGGGGCGTTTCTAATGATCTTCAAATTTTAGATATCTACAAAGCCACTGTGTACGTAGGCTTTAAGATTCGTATTACTTACAACACACAAGCGACTAATGATGTGGACTTTTGGATAAATGCTTTTTTGCATAAGGTAGTGACGCCATGATATTCCTATTCACGAAATCTGATAAAGTTGGTTCCAAGCTTATACGCTGGGGGCTAAGTACTGATATAAGCCACCTTGCAATACTAGAAGACTACCTGCCAGATGATCTCTCTTTAGTGATAGAATCCAGGATGCTAACCGGCGTCGATATAACATGGCTGCGATCTTTTGAAAAACATAGTACTATTGTAAAAGCGTATAGAGCTAAAGAAATGGAGCCTTTAGAGAGTGTAAGACTGTTTCAAAAGGTAAGTTTATCTATTGGCGGGGCGGACTATGACATCAAAGGGGTTGGCTTTTTAGCTGCTAGTGTTATCATTTGTATAAAACTACTTGGGAAAGAATTACCAACAGAAAACAAGTGGGCGGATAAAGATGATTTTTATTGCTCAGAAACTTTAAGGGCTATCAAAAAGGAGCTACTAGCTCTGGGAGTGAATCTTGATAAATTCGCTAATCAAATGGTAACCCCAGATAGAGCTGAATTTTTATTTAAGAATTCTCCTTTTTTTGAAGATGTGACTCATTTATTTTGAAGGATAAGTATGAGCTTACCAGTAAAACAAAACAGCTTAGTACCACTTTGCTACTTATCCCCTTTTAAAAATATTGCTCTTTTTGTAAGGGCTAGAGTTTACGATCCAGCCAACACACTTTTAGCTACAAAAAATTTAACTCACATAGAAGAAGGACGCTACACGGACGCCACCTTTTTTATGCCAAGTGTTGATAGCTTAAAAGTAAGATATGATATTTACACAGATGCCGGTTACTCTGTGGCGAATGAAGACGAGGGATCTATAGACGAGCGTTTCCATTTACTAGAAACACTGGACGCTCTTATAAGAAACGACGAGCTAGAGCTTATCTTTGATGACGATGACAGTGATATGTTTTTAACTTTTGGGGACGATGAAACTGAAATTATAATGACAGCAGAAGACAGCGACTTTGTAACTGAGTTTGGCGATGACGATACTACACTATCTTTTGAAGACGATAACGACGATTTTTCTATAGAATTAAACGACTGCTAAAAGGGGACTAAAGTGGCCATTAAAATAACGCAAGGCGAGAACAAAACTTTTACAATAACTTTAAGAGATAAAGATGGAAACCCTTTTGATCTTTCAAACTTCAGCAAGTTTAAAGTATGCTTACCACTAGAGAACGATGCAAAGCTTACTCTAACTGAATTAATAAACGGTAATGGCAGCATAGTGGCGATACTTGGCAGCCCGCTTTTAGGTAAGCTGGAAGTGACTGTAAATTTCTTAGATACATTAAACCTTAAACCAGGGGCTAACCAGGACATCGGTGTTGTACTAGATAACGCTGGTAATACAGATCCTAGACCTAAGAATGGGTTGGGAGTTCTTACTGTAGAAGACGCTGTGTGTGCATAACAAAAAACTCCCATCTGAATTTCAAATGGGAGTTTCTTCTGTTGTCGGATTACTAACGCCCCTTACTGCATCTGTAACCCTTGACTGCAAAGTCAAAGATACTATACTAGCCTTCTAGAAAATTTTCATCCTTTTTCTCTAACTTCATCAATCTTCTACTATATGCCATGGCCTTTTGGATATCTACGACTTCACCCAAAGTAACCAAACACATTTCTCTAACAATAAGTTTCTTAAGAGAATCAATATTGTCCGCAACATCTTCCGCTGCCAGCTCTGCATCTTCTACACTATTCTCTACAGGAGCTGTTTTATTCTTATCTTTTTCCACTTGCTTTGCAGCAGCTTCTCTTTCTGCTTCAGCGGCTTCTGCATCTTCTTTTTCTTTTTCTTCAGCTTCTAAAGCTTCCAGCTCTGCATCTTCTTTAGCCGTTTCTTTTTCTTCATCAGATAGATCATCATTGTTATCTATCTCCGCAGCTTTTTCGTCAGCTTCTCTTTTCTTCTTTGCTGCTAATTCGTCTTCTCTTTTCTTTTTAGCTGCTCTTTCCTTATCAGCTTTAATTTTTGCTGCTTTTTGCTTTTCTGTTGGTTTCGCCATGGCTTATTACCTTCCATATATGTGTTAAAAAATTCTCCAGAGAACTCAAGTTTAACTAAAAACATCAACTTCATCAACTATAGAAGGCCACTTGACTGGGTGGCGGATAAATTTATCGAACTCTGCCCTAGAAGTTTCCAAGTTTGGCAGCTCATACACCCACTGGCGTTGCTCTCTAGATCCCAGTCTTCTATCTCCCATAGCGGGGCATGCTTTTTTAAGATCTTTGCCAAAAGCACTTGAGCTAGGCAGCCATGACCTTATTCCACGCTGTTTAGCATAGTTTATAAACGCATCCCTCATGCGGTTTCTAGACACTTTACTGGGCCACACGCCACTAGCCACATCCATCTCTGCAATCTGCCCATCTTGAAGCGACTGAAGCCACCACGCATGTACTAAGTTAAGACTCTCGATTTTCTGATCCAAAAGGCCAACAGTAGATGGCGCTTTATTTACATTTATAGTATCCACATCGAAGTCCATTAGCTCCTGAATCAACAGCCTATTCCCGCCTTCTTCATCTATATACTTTCGCATCTTCTTAAAAAATTTAGTATCTTGTCGCCTTGCATTCCCTACATTAAAGACCGCAAAACGTCGCTCGTCCTGTGTTGCTGGAGTAAGCCACTCTTCATTACCTATAATACATATGCGCGTGATGTTTTTAGCCATGTACATCTCACGGCCTTTTTGCTCTATAAGATGTTTATTACCAGTAATAAGATCTTTTAAAATACCTTCCGCTTGTTTATCACCACTCCAAAAAGCCTCATCCAAAACAAAGAGCAAAAGCTTTGAAAGGTGGTTGTTAAAGCTGGAAGTAAGGTATCTCTTATTTGAAGTAAGAAGGTAGTGCGCTCTGAATAGGTGGCCGATTCTATCTATTAAAGCATTCTTACCTACACCTTTTTCACCTTTAAAAACGAGTGCAGTCGTGGGCTTTTGCTGTGGCTTCTGTATCATGTGAGCAAAGTATCCCATGAGCCAATGATATAAAGATTCGTCCCCATCACACACATTCTCTAGCGCATGCTCTTTAAACATGGCCACACCTTCTATAGCTTTTTTAGAAGGCTTTTCATCTTTGCCATAAGGCTCGCAGCTAAAACCACGCCAAAGATTATATACATCGTCGGGGACTTCGCAGTTAGGAAGCATTTCTACACGATCATAACTAGATCTATTCGGGGATGCCATCCATACTTCAGAAAGCTTATCCCATTTTTTACCTGCATATATCTCTTGTGACTTAAGCATGTCGTGAAAGGTATTAGTCTGTAAGTAAAGCACATCCCCGCAGGGAAGTTTTTTAAGTATCGTACTCCTGCCACCCATAACTACAAAAGAATATTCTTTGTTTATCTTCTCAATAGGAGAAGCCACATCGTCGTCTTCTGAAGGTTCTGCTTCTTCAAAGTCTGCTTCCGGCGCGTCAGATCCTGGCTCGTTTTGCCCATACTCAAAAGCGTTATCTATTTTTATTTTTAATTCATCACTGGGCCATGGCGGTCTACACTTAACATTCCAAAGATCAGACATAAGCTCGAAAGCTTTTTCTTCATCCACTCCAAGATCTTTACAGCGACTGGCCACTTTAAAAGTATGTTCGTCCCCAGCTTCACCTGCAATGGCTACTTTAGCTTTTCGCAAGTACTCTGTTACTCTTGCAATAGATGCCATGCTATTTATTTTTAAATTTTTATTGTTACGAGTTCTTTTAGCTACAGTTTTTTCATTACACTTCTCTATCATCCATTCAGGAGCTTCTGCTATTTCGTAGTCATTTGAAAAAGTATAAGCTTTGCCATCAATTTCAGAACCAGCGCCAACGATATACCCGCCACGCGATCTTATATCTAAGCCAACACCTAAAACATTGGCCCCTTGTTTCACAGACTCCCTAGTTTTATAAACTAAGTGCATGCCGCCTGTAGGTGTTTTCTGTGTCATTGTAAGAGGGAATGCTTTTCCATTAAGCTCTAATTCATTAAGCGAATTTACGCCATTCCTACCGTCTTTCATATCTACATCTACAACTAGAAGAGATCCTTCTTTATAGTTTGTTGTGGCTATACCTATATTATAAGGCTGCGGTATCTCCATCACGGGATCTACCCACATCTTTTTTGCATCTTCTACAGTGTGCGCAGCCTTTTCAGTAAAATTGCTGATATGTGGCTTTTTACCATTCACTTGTAAAGGGAATACTTCAAAACCTTTACTAACTAGTTTTTCAATGTCGCCAATAGTATTCATACCTAAATCCTTTTAGCCTTTGTTTATAATATCTTTTAGCTCTAACAGCTTCCTAGTACACGTCCGGTGTAGCTCCGCAGCTATATCTTTTACTTGTAAAAGTTCTTCTCCTGTAAGCCGGTCGAATTCGCCTTGAGAAGTTAAATAATAAACCTCTACGCGACTGCCACCCTCGCAGGGAACCTCTTCTTTACTAACTTGAAATATAAAATCGTTATCACTCATTTTCTGTACCTCTTTCCTTCCCATCCATCTGCATTAATAGGTAAACCAGTAGCCCACTCTGGCACTTCGCACATAAGAGCTTCTGCTTCTGCTAAGGTTTTTTTATTATTATTTTTTACTTCAGATACAATTTCATCATGTACATGCATAACAACAGGGTAACCATTACTTTCCCACCTAAAAATGCCATCTCGTAAAAGATCCCTAGCCACCGCTTGTGTAATGTTTTCTGCAAGTAAACCGCCATATGCTGCTCGTCTTCTAAAGTGCCTATCCACTTCACTCTTATATGTTAGAGCGTTTTTAGGTTCCCCCCATGGCGTTCTTACTGTGGCCATACGTGGGTATGGGTAAAAAATTACTCTACCAGATGGCAACCTGCACATGAGAAAAGATCCTTTTTTCATATAAGTAATGTGCCGACCTTTAACGCCAACGTGAAATTTTTCACCGGGAGTTCTATTAGCGGCAATAGCTGCATCCTCTAAACGATACCAGTAGGCCACGATATTTCTATTAGCATCGCGCCACCGCTGTTTAATATCTTCAGCTTTTTGATCTGGTATTTTTACATTGTAGTTTTTAGCCATAGACTGGAAGGCCACAACGCCACCTTGAAAGCCCAGTGCCAATTCACTTACTTTACCAATTTGTCTTTGCTCTGATGTAACCTGATCCATTCTAATACCATAGATCTGCGTGGCCGCATGCTCGTACATCTTCCCATGTGTTCTAAAAATATTTAATTTATTTTCTTCACTAGCCAACCACGCCAACACCCGAGACTCGATAGATGAGAAATCGACAGCAATAAGTTTATTGCCTGGGGCTGCGGTGATAAACCCACGAAGACAGCTAGCAATAGTCTTAAGTGGCGGCCCATAGAAAACATCTATGCTATCGCGCACATTTTTAAGCTTATTTATTTTATTAAAATCAACCATTAGAAGTGCTTTCTTCTTCTTCTTTCTTTTCTCCGCCAGTATCTATGTGGCCAACACCCATAAATTTCTTTTTAAAATCTTCTGCCACTCTACAGTACTTATTTGTTTTCATAGTAAGAGAGCCATCCACTTTGCTAATATCTATGCTTTGATAGATTACAGCCGGTTTCCATCTACCAAAAAACTTTAAGTCAACTTTATCAGTTATAATATACTTATTTTTTGTCTTCTTATGCTGCCACACAGTTATGTTACTCATATCAAACCTTTCTCTTTAGCCAACCACTCCGCCATCTCAAGTTCTTCGTAAAAACCTTTTTCAAGATCATTGCCATCACGTATCTGCGATCTAGGTAGCCACTCTTCCACTCCATCAATTTCTGCAAGTACTGCTTTATCTGTAGATCCTACTATGGTTACTTCGCTAGTGAATACATATTCTATTTCTTTCATCACTCTTCCCTTTTTTGTCTTTTCATCAATATCGTAAGCGATACCTTTGTTTTTTAACGCAAATGCTATAAGCAAAGCCGACGCTGCTATAACTACTTCTGTGTGGCGGGTGTAGCTGCTCCATACTAGCGGAACCATGATAAGCGCTTCCACTATAATTCTTAAAATTCTCATTTTACTTTCCCTAACATATTTAATACTTCTTCAATTTCTTTTTGTTTTAATTTAGGGCGTGGGAAGTTTTGTAACTGTATGCCCCGCCCTGCCCATCTTCCTGTCGACGCTGCGCCGTAGTACTGAAGGCAGCCTTTAACTCTGCCATCTTTGTTCTGGTAAGCGATCATTTTTTTAATTTTACTTACAGAACTTTTTGCAGCGGACTGCCTTACATCTAAAACTCGTCTTACTTTTTTTGGTAATTTTTCTCTAGCCAACAACTCGATAACTGTAGCAGCGTCCACGGACTCAGTTTCTACGCCCTGCTCATTCACCCATTTTCTTAATGCAGCATGCGCGTTGCAACTTGATACGACATTTTTAGTTAGCTTTTGCATGCTTTCATTAAGGTTAAAAGCTTCTATAGTCGCCAACATAATAGCGTTTTTACCTGCTCTGATATCAATATACACGCCACGGTCATTGATGCATTGATCTAAAAGCCACATCTTTCTCTCAGTTTCATCTAGCGGAACCATACGCTTGAACGCTTCCCGCATAACATCTATATCAGTCGCGCAGTAGCTATAAGTATCGTCGTATTTTTTATTAATATCTAAAGAAGGAGTACTGTCTTCGCGCTCCCACCACGTTATCTTACCTTTTTCATCTACGTTTCTGGGCTTTGCCAATTGCAACATGACACGGTGGCCACGCATATCTTTTTCTATTTTAAGGCCAAGGCATACCGCCATATTTTCAAGGCTTGCCATGATCCCCATAGAGAGAGCCATTACCATAGTGCAGAAAATTTGTTCTATAGGGATTGGTGGCCAACCATATCTTACATGTAAAACATAGTGCCATATAAGCCTATCAAAGTTGGCGTTATGCGCATAAAACTCCGCGCCATCTTCAATAAGTTTAAAAAGTTCTTCAGGTATTTCATCGCCATCTAGTGGCCTATATACTTTAACCGGCCCGTCATCTACAGCCCACCCTAAACAAACGATATCTGTTGTAGGATGTTGAGCATAAACGTGCGTGCCTGCCTTTCTAAGATCGACAGTACTACGAGTTTCAAAGTCAAAAAATACTTTCATTACCAACCTTTTAGTATTTAATTAATGTGGTTATCGAGTTTCAAAAGGTGAAACCACAAAAGCCCTTTTTCGTAACCATAACGCTGGTTCAGAACGTCGTCGTAGATTTACTTAACTAAACATATTTGTAGCAGAAGCCGCTGGCGCATCTGCAACTGTGTTGCCACCTGCTACGGGAGCAAAGTCATCCTGTGGCTTAGTACGGTTTCCAAACGGATCTCCATCCTTTTGCTTTTGGATATTACCAAGGCCGAAAGAAATACCGCGGTTTCCTTTTTGATCATAAGCAAAAGCATTTATAGAAGCCACCGCATAACACCCGCCGTAAAAATCTGCGGTATCAATGATGTCTGATACCTGCTGATCTACAACACCTGGGCGATCTGTAGTACGAAGTGTAAGAAAAGTAGCTCCTGCTTCGTAGCCATCCGGCAGTGTCACCTGTCCTGCATCATTCTTTTTTGCCTTGTCGCCTTGATCTCTAAATGGAGTTTTCAAACCTGTGGGCCACTTAGTTTGATCTGCTCCCCACTTATTAATAGCTGCATTCATCGCTAAAGTTTTTAACGAAGAGAGGTCTTCGCCTTTAGCAAAAAGAGCTACGATACTGTACTCGTCTTTTCCATTCATATCGTTTCTACGTGGCTTAAACACGTTAGGAAACGCTACTCTAAACATCGGCGTATTGCCTTTTGTTACTGCTGTTGTCATACTTAATTCCTTCCACAAAAAATGTTATATTGCTTCAATGCTTCAATGCACTGTGAAAGCTGTTACTGTATTTTTAAAATAAAGCCCACAAGAGCAACCAAACTTAGCGCCGACACTACTGCATCCCTTAAGCGATACTTATACCCTTTAATATTTATGCCTGCTGAAAAGTAGCCGCAACTGTGGGCGAGAATAAAAATAATTATAGTATTTAAGAAAACTACTACCATACTTTTACCTCTTTAAAATAAAATGGCCCTATGTCGGGGGCGAGCCGTCCACACTTTTGCAAGGTAGTTGGCGCAACCTCGCTAAGTGTGGAAAAACTCAAGTTATCATTATACTCATAGCTATCGCAAGTGCTTTCTCTATCGTATTTTCTATTAAAAGCGTTTACTACAAACGACATGTGCAAGCCAACATATGCAGAAAATAAAATATATTGTAAAAGTAAATCAGTCATCAGCTTCCTTTTTATTTTTAAGAACTTCATCAGTTACTACTTTTCTTGCTTCTACACATTGATCAAAAGTAAAAAGAGTTTTTGCAGGTTCTGGGTTAAACCACATATGTATATTAAGAGCCACCCATACGATACATATTGCACTCATGGCAGCACCCAACAGCTCCGCTATAGACTCAAGCGTACTTAAGAAAGCCTTTGTAGCCATCTTCCTAAACTCTTCTTTTGTAATATTTATTTTTATCATTACTTAGCCTTTCACGACTTTAAAATCTTTTTTCGGATCGCTCTTAAATCTTGGCATCATTGCCTTACTTCTTTTTGCTTCTTTAGCCTTTATGCTTTCAGGACATAAATGAATTGCAGCGCAAAAAAAGCAGTGCGCTCCTGACTCGAAGTGTGGCTTTTTATGTTCTGTTCTTTTTGCTGCGGCAATAAGATCCGCTCTAAAATCTAACATCGTTTCCACTCCTACTATCCAATTTCTTATTGGCCCTTTAGGGTGGAAGGCACGCGGCTGCACTACAACCAGCTCAACCGCGCGGAAAGGATAGTTCAAAGTGGTAATTGCGCCTAGGGCATAGTATAGGAGCTGGGTGTTGTTCTCTACCTCAACTACCAAACCTTTGCCATGTTTATAGTCGACAACTTTTAAGTATTTATCAGTAGGGTTGTAAGAAACAAAGTCAGCAGTGCCAAAGGCGTCGGGATATACTTTTTCCATATCAAAACTATGCTCAACATGAAAATTATTATTAGGTTCTAAGTCTTTCATTCTTTGTATGTAGTCAGTGTAAACAGAAATAGCTTTTACCATTTCATCTAGCTCTGACATGGAAAGATCGAACTCGTCGGGGATTGGCCAATAGCCTTTCTCTAAATAAAAAGCAGCCACCTCGTGAGCTATAGTTCCCATGATAGCGTGGATAGATGAAGAAGGTTTTTCTGAAAGATCACACATCTGGACACTACCAGGACATCTGCTCCATCGGTACATAGAACTAGCACCAATTTTACTATGCTTCGTGTTATCTACTATTTCTTTTATCGACATCTTTTAAAGGCTCCATCCTTTTTACTGCATTTCACTATATACTACGTACAGAACATTCTTTTTTTGTATCCTGAAGAGAAATATTAAAAGAATCTTCTACCCAGTAGTCATCGTCCCAGTCCATAAGTGGCACTCTAGTCGCTGGGTATAAGAGCGCATGGCTTTCGCTAATAGCCATAACTTTTACTGGAAGCCCTACCATATAGGAAACATCGCCTCTCTTGTTAGGGGCTGTTCTCATAACTTCTTTGCCAATTAGCGCTCTTAGTTTCATAAGTTTCTTTCATAAATTTTACATACAAAAAGTATGTATTTTAAGTGGTGGCCTAGGTAGGAATCGAACCTACTCCCCAACGAGCTTTGTTTAACGCAACTTTAAAGGAGAAACGCACAAGCAATTCCGTTGTATGCACAACCATACACCACAAGGCCACGGATCATTTACAAAAAGCTTGTACTAGCTGCGTTGTTATTGACAGCCGCAATGCCGCTACATGCTTCTACAAATTTAGGGTAGTCCATCTCTTTAATTTCACTTACACGATCAGCTTTAAACTCTGTAAGAAGCTCCCTTACTTTTTCCATACCATGATCAGCACTTACTTTTTGAAGCGCTTCAGTGACATGATCTTTTGTAACAACAGGAGCTTTGTTAGTTTCTGTTTTTTTAGATGGAGAATTTAAAAAGTCATCAGTAGCTTTCGACACCGCTTGTGGTGAAGCAGAACTAGCAGGGTTTAAGAAATCCCCTACAGATGCGCTTTTACCTTCAGCATTCGTACTGTGTATGACACCGGGAGCGTCAAGGTTTAAGTTATCTATGTTCATAGCCGCAGAGCTGAAAGCTTCAGAGATAGCATTGCCTAGAGCAGCCACAGCGTTTATGGTTTTTTGCTGCAATTTAATTAAAGTAGCCAACTGTGGATTGCTTGCAGGTGTTTTTGTAGTGGGAGTAGCCTTAACCGTTGCATTGGCTCTCTTAGCCACAGGCTTTGCTGCTTTAGTAGCTTTTTTTGCTACTCTCGTTGCTGCCTTTTTTGCTACCTTAGCTCTTTTAGCAGGAGCTTTCTTTGCTACTTTCTTCGCAGCTTTCTTTTTAACTGGTTTCTTTTTTGAAGACGCGCGTGCCATGTGGCCACCAACCTTTCTTTGTACTGCTTTTTATCGCAGAAATGTAAATTAAAAAAATAAAGTATTAAATTGAATAACTAAAAGCTTTAATACTTGTCAACACCTAAACTATAAACGTCGATATCTCTTGAGTTTTTCTAGCCAATGCACTCGCAAGCCTGTCGTCAAAGCCTGGGAGTGAAAAAAAGCGACACACCACAGGTAGTGTCTGTGTAAGTCGCCTAGCCCTACCCGCCGCTTGTTGGTTGTTACCAGGAACCCAGTCTGATTCTATAAATGCGACTTGATTCGCTGCATCTAAATTAATAGCTGTACCCGCAGATAAAATGTTTCCTACAAACACACGACACTCGGGGTTGTGTTGAAAATCTTGTATCGCTTTATCTCTCTTTTTTTCAGATACTTTGCCGTTTATAATTGCTGGTTTAAATTTCTTAAGTTTCTTCACTATCATATTTATAACGTCGGTATGTATGGCAAAGATTATTATTTTTTCATAAGCGTTATCTGTAAGCTCTTGTTCTATTATTTCTGTACATACAGGAACTTTTTTAAGGCCATGATACCTTCGTAATGAAGATATAGAAGGAGCCAACACTGTCATAGTATCTAGAAGTTTTTCATCTGATACCGCCATGTCGTCCATATCAATTTTTGATCTTAATATTTTCCACTCTTCCTGTAGTTTTTCTTTCATCTCAGGAAAATCTTTTAGTGGATCGTAACTTGTCTCTACAGCCACAGTGTTAAAGCTCATTGGCGGTACATCTTTGGCCACATCACTTAGCATTCTACGCAATGAGAATTGTTTAAGTAGCGGTTTTATTTCGTGAGATGTAGCGGTGTTTGTACCTGTTATACTAAGCGCTGCGTATTTTCTTCTTACATGCGCAGTCGTGCAGTATCTATTTACAAAACCTTCATATGAAAGCTCTGTGTAGCCAAACGTATAGAGCAACACCCACAACTCGCCTGCATGGTTGGGAGCAGGTGTTCCAGATAAGCACCAAATTTGTTTACATTTATGTATTAAACCATTTTTACCAAACAAGGCATGTGTGCGGTTGGCTGTAGGCTCTTTTACGAAATGACTTTCATCAAATATTACAACATCCCACTCTATACTTCTGTACTTGGATAACTTGTTAACAACTTGGTGATAGTTTGTTATTACAATATTTGATGTTGGCTGTTTCTTCTGCCCCACAACGAAAGCATCTCGCCCGCTAAATTTTATAAATTCACGCTTCCAATTTAACTTAGCAGTAGCAGGGCATACAATAAGTATTCTTTGCATGGCCTTAGCAGCTAAGATAACTTGCGCTGTTTTACCTACTCCCATTTCATCAGCGAGAAGAGCAAAGCGCCTACCTTTTAAAAACGCTGCGCCTTCTATTTGATGTGGCCTGAAATTTATTTTTGTCATTTAAGTAAACCAAGATATCCTAGCTTACACCTTGCGCTCTCTACAGTTAAATTAAATTGCTCAGACACAACCATAACCGCAGTATCTTGTCTCAACTTACTTACAGTGGTAAGTGATAAGTACAACGCACGTATGCCGTTTAACTTATCTCCTTCAGTAACATTAGGTTCTTTCATAAGGCCATAGTCTATAAATAACTGATCGCCCTGCGTGTGATAGATCGCTAGCATTTCTGGTAGTAAAGGAAAACCTTTTGAAAGGCGAATCCTTTCTCCCGCTGAAGCTTCCATGTATAGGTCTATAACCTTCGTATAAAATACGTTATGTATTTTTCCTTTGGCCCACATGTAAATGTGTTTTACTGCTTCTTCTTTGTTATCAAAACTCATTCTCCGCCCTCATCGTTAGATACTTCATTGCTGTGGCTAAACTCTTCTTCTTCTTTTGTTGGCTCTTCTTTTTCTAATTTAGTGCCATAAGCATCGTGATTTTCTTCTTCGTGAATAGGGTTACAGTCTTTTACTTCTACAAACCTACTAAATTCACCTTCTCCGAATTCTTTCTCGCAATCCCCTAATGCATCGTCAAGCTCCATAAGTGCTGTAGTTTTTCTAGAGCCATCTTCCCCTCTAATAGCATCAGCTATTTCTTTAGCTGCATTCGCCACTCTATGTAGTGCCTTGTACTCATTTTCTTCTAATTCATAAACATACTCTTGCATTTTACTTTCCTTCTTTGTTGTTATCTTTTAAAAATGATTTCACAATAACGCTTTGTCTACTAATCTTATTGCTTCAGTTATCTCTGGGTATTTTTCACTACTCAGTCGTTCGTTAAATAAATGCAGAATTTCTCTAGATTTTTCTAAAGCCACTTCCGTTGTAATTTGTTTGGGTGTCTTAAATCCTAATTTGCTAAACATTCTACCCAAAAGGAGATCTGACTTCTTATCAGAAATCCGTAAACCGATTTCTTCTGCACTCTCTATGAAAGCTCCTATTATTTTATCTTCCATTTCATCCATTAATTTTTTATTCATAACACTTCTCTCCTAGGGTTATAGATACCAAGCTCCCGCCACAGTAATAAATTGCCTTGCTGTATTACTGAAAGCTGTAGCTTTTCTTCTTTAGTTACTAAAGCTCTCTGCTCTAAGTTAAGCTTTTTCCTATAATACTTTTTATAGTACTCGCGTCTTCTAGCTCTTTTCTCTAGTAATTGTTTTTCTGATAAAATCATTTATCCATCTTCTTCCATGCAATCTCTTAAGTCTTCAAGCTCTATAATACTTCTCAGCTCCTTAATGTTTCTGGCCATGATACCTATGTTAGTTCTTAGAACTTCTGTTAGTACGGGATTACTATCGCCCGCCATTGCTGTCATTGTTGTCGTGATAACTTCTAAACAATCTAATATAAGTTCCTCTTGTTTAGTCATATCCTACTTCGCATTTTTCTGGCTTGCCATCTCTATTGAATTTAGGAGCCATAGCCGTTTTTTGATAAGCTCTGTAAAAATAATATTTTACGCCATCTAAACATCTTACCCTTAACTCTTCCCTCATTTCTTTATCTGATGTATCACAGCCGACTAACAGCAAAACTAAAATTAAATACTTCATTATAAGTACCTCATTGCAAAAACAGCCATAAGCGCAGCTTCAGCGCGGCCATCGTGTTTCTTAAATTTGAAAAAATCTTTATGATCAGGGAATAGCTCTCTTGCCATCACTAGAGAATCATTTTTAACTCTACTTAACCCCATGCCTGCTTTCCACACCGCAGGTTTTACTTTTATAATTTTAATACCCAGCGCTTGTAGTACTCCTGTAACCACGCCAGTACCAAAACCAAAACTAAAAGCAGAAACAGCTCCATCCGCCGGCATGCTGTGTACATCTTCGATAACTGCATATTTTAACTGACCTACATATGGCCTTAGTGCTTTAGCGATTGCCACGCCGTCTACTATTTTCTTTTTACCATTTTTCTTTAATGGCATATCTAGTACTTTGACACTATTGCTCCATTCAGAGAATATAGCGAAAGCTCCAGTAAGACCTGGATCAATACCTAATACGTAAGGTCTATGACTTCTATCTGCTGTTATCGCCATCAGTATGCCTCCTATTTCTTATTTCATCCCAACATTTTTCAGAACAAATAGGTGGGTTTGTTGGCTTTCCTTGACAATGGCAATCGAAACTATTACAGCAGAAAGTAGGTTCGTACTCTGTAGGCATTTCACAGCTACATACATCGCATGTAGGGTTATCTTCATTAGCCACGAGTTACCTCTGTTTTTCTTTTTATATTCATCATGATCGTATGCTCAAGGCCAGTAGCTATATCTTGCGTAAGCTGATGTGCTTTATCTATACTTTTACTTTCTACAATTAAATCCGCTACCATAGAGCCTAGGATGTTTAATGTAATTGTCACTAAATCGCTACACTCTATTCCGTGTTTGTTTTGTAGATCAATTGCATACTGGGTGAGATCTCTGCCAGCTTCCATGCAGTTATCTTCTGTACTAAATGGCTTATCTTTTTTTACAAATGTGTATTTCAAGTCACCCACTTCATTTTCTCCTCTATTGTTTTTAGTGTTTCGTTTGAAAGTCTTGCTATCGCTCTTATGGTAAGTAGATTGCTAAACCAAGTATTCCTTTTACATTCCATCGCCATCTTATTTATTTGTCGCATTGAATCTTGTAAAATTACTAATGCTATTCTCGCTTTAAGTTCTCCTGCACTTTCGCACTCTGGACAAAACGACTTACACTCTGCACTCCATTTATGTTCTAAAGGTTTTTTAACATCAGGCATAGGATGCGGCTTTGGTGATTTCGGTATGCCTCTTTTATTGAAACAAGATTCACATATATAAACTCTTGGCGCTCTCGTTGCACTAGTAACATATGACTCAAGGCAATTAGTACATATTAGCTGTCTTGGTTTCATATAGTAGCCATCCTTAGTATTTCATTTATAGGTTTTATATTTATAAGTAATTTTTTCTTTTTCTTTTTATCTCTATAAATTTTCTGTGTTGCTAGTACATGTTTTCTATTTTCAAAGTAGTATACACGGTGGTACTTTTTAGCTTCTTCTTTACGGTCTTCTCTTTTAGCTTTTATTTTTTCTTTGTTATTAAAATTATATATTTTTTTGCGAGTTAAAATGGCTTCTCTATTTTTGTCATAGTAGGCTTTATTCATTATTTGTCTGTATAAATCGGCCACTAATACAGCTCCCACTTCCCGTTTATAAATGTAATGTATTTTACACTTTCGCTATGCGGTCGGGAGCGCCACGCACTAATGGGATGAGTTAACCACATTACTAAGTTAAAAATAAATTTAATAAATCGCATGACGCTCCTTTCCTATAACTACAAAAAAGGTGTAACTGAGTTCTAAACCGTTGTAAATTACTTAATGAATAGCCACCTTATTACCGCCACTTATGAGAAAAGTTAAAGAATCTTAACTAAGATCCGTAAAGTATTATATAAAGCAAAACAACTACCGGGGTAAGTTATGATTTTTAAAGAGCGATTAGAAGAAATGAAATTGAGATTAGCAGAACTAAAAGCGGAATGGGATCGCCTTGATCATGTTGGTACAGAAACAGATGCGCAAAGACTTATTGCATTCGAAATGAAAAAGATCTCAGAGACTATGGTTTTTTGGGTAGATCTTTTAAAAGAGAAAGAAAAGAAATGAAACGTACACGAGATGAAGAAATAACTTTAAGAGTAATAGCTACAATTGTTTTTATAATATTTGTTATGGTTTTGATTAGGAATATAAAATAAATGAAACGTAAAGAAAAGAAAAAACCTGTAACACTATCGCTACACGTATCACTGTGGAAGCGTGTGCAAAGAGAAGCTCGTAGAAGAAACATATCTGGAGCAGCTCTTGCAGCCATGATGTTTGAAGCAGGACTGGAGAAACTTGAGAAAGAAGAAATAGAAATTTATGAAAGGTTGGTAGGATGACAATAAAAGTAGAACATTTACATGACAGGAGAGGAGTTAGCCTTTTATCAGATAACGACTACGTTATTTTAGATTTAGAAGAGAGTAAAAAACTCTTGGAGTCTTTAAGAAAAGCAATAGTTATAGCTGAATATAAAGTACCTCCAGCGCCTAGTCCTATAGATTGGAGTAAAGAATATGGCAAAGAAGCAAAGGAATGGGCGGGAGCTTCAGCTTGCCACGGCAATGATAACTGTCATGTAGATATAGCTAAGTATGAATTAGGTATGGCCCAGGTAGTAGAATTAAGATCGTGGTGTAGTGCAGTCATTAAGTATCATCTTAAACGAAAATGTACAGAACTTAAAAGAATAGAGTGTAAGAAATGAAACACGATACTATCTTAAATAAAATATGTGAAGAGTGTAAAAAGCCAAACGACATCCCTATCATGGTTGGGTTTACCATTACTGCTAGTTGGGAATGTAAAGAGTGTGGCCACATGCAGAAGTTATTTGAAAGGCCACCTACATTAAATATAGATGGCCATCAGCTTAAGCCCAGAGACTTTAGTTTTGAAGTTAAGGCATCAACTAAATAAGTAATCAGTATCTGCATCAACTTCTTTATGTGGTGGGTGTTGTGGTGAAGTGTTTTCTTTTTTTATCTCATTCCCGTAATGCTCCATCTTGTTATGACTAGATAGCCCTTTACTAATAAATAGCTCTGCTGCTTCATTGGCGCTAGTACATCCCTTATAAGTTTTCAGCATGTGCATAGTATCCTTAGAAAGCAGTACCCGCTCCTTCATTGCTTCGCTTATAGAAACAGATAAATGCTCATTATAGCGCTTCTTAAGATTCTCCCTCTTTACTAGCTCAGGCCATACGATCTCTTCCAATAGCCTTGATAAGGTAGTATTGCTCATGAGTGCATGAGTTTTAGCCAGTAGGTGGAAGCTTGGGTGTAGAGAAATTGAGTAGACCTTTTTTATCTCTCTATTAGTTTTTAGTATCCGAGTATCGTTTCCCATGTAGTTTTCTCCTTCGTGAGTAGTGTTGTTATAGGTGGATAGCCCCGCTCATGCCACAGATATCCTAGAATTGCCTAGATAGCAAGCATTACTTATAGTAAAAAGAACCGATTTAAGCCCAGAGTTATGAAAACCTATAGAGCGAGTTATGGGATCTTATCAGATAAAAGTGGCCTGCTACTGGGCGAGTTACGAGCCATTCATCTGATGTCCAGAAAATATCAGAGACACTTGAGGACACTTTAAGCAACTTACAAGGAAAAAAGTCAATGATTTCAGGAGCGCGTCTAGGATGCCCGTGTCCAAGCTACAGTTTCAAAACGCTTAGGGATAGAAACGTGATTGTTATGTGTTTTATATAGTATATAACATCACACTATATATTACCCTGATACATATTCTCACCTTACAGACAACTATGATTATCATAGACACTATAGACACTTAATATATTTAGTTATAAGTAAGTAATAATAAAGGTATAAGTAAGAGAAAACGTGTCCTGTTGAAAAAGCGGGACTATAGGTCACCCTGGGTATGGCCATTTTAGCTCATGTAAGTGGCTAGTATTACAATGCATCTCATGTCCAGTGTAAAGAATAAGCTACTTTTTATAAAAATAAACACTATATAAGGTCTGTTTTCCCTTGACTCGGCCTTTCTTCTTCGTTATTGCTTGAGTATGACAAAAGGCGATGAGAAAAGTGAAGATACCCCAGTCTCTCATATGGTTAAGCAGGAAGACGCTGCCATCCTACGAGAGGCATTAGCTTGGGTTATAAAGAAAAGCCATCCAACTGTGGCCCGTCATTGCGATCAGTCACTAAAGCGATACGCTATGAACCTCTCAGCGTACTGTAAATGCCCACAGAAGTCCTACGTGGTGGCAGAAGATAAGAATGCATGCCTAGACTGTGGCAAGCGCCATGAGGCCATCCTCAAGCCCATATAACGAACCCCATCTTTTATTAAAAAGCCCACTAGTGTATCATAGGTATAAATCAATGGAGTAACAAGTGGGCTATTTAATTATTAC